GCAATAGTCTTCAAAAAAGCTACGAGCCTGTTTACGATCGCATGAATAGTTGTACCAGTTAAAGCTACGGGCCATATGTGAGCGGCGAGCTGATTCGCTGTAGTTGTCTTGTTTAGACCAATTTGGCTCGTCACCCATGTACTTAATATCAGTGACTGGAATGGCACTCAACTTGATACCGCCTTCTGCATCAACCTTCATAGTGGTTGGTGTCTTTTTACCAGTTCGAGTAGGACGGGCAAGTGTCTTTTTCTTTGCTGGCAATTTCATTGCGGGTTTTTTGGTTGCTGTAGCCATATTTTTACTCCAGTTTGTGTACGTATTCGACTATTATAACTTATCTGCGCGAGTCTGTCAAGTAGATCCTATACGGTAAATACTACAACAAAATAGGACCTACTATGGTCCTGAGGGAATTATGCCTAAAATATCACTTTGGAAAAACGCCAAAACCAATGACTTTTACTACCAAGACAGGGTCATTCGCGAAGCAGTAAGTGCTGGTGGTACCACTATATTGGTCCACAAGTATCTTGGACCTGCGGCCGTTGAAGACGGCTCAGACCCTGCAAAGCCAAACTTGGCTGCAAAGGGTGAAATAAATGAAATGGACATTCAGGACTTGCTGTTCTTAGAGAACCGCGACCGCGTATACGATACTAGCGTCTTTGAACTCCGTGGCACATATAATGTTAGCGATCAAGACTTTGACCTAAGTCAATTTGGACTATTTTTAAATGCCGATACGTTGTTTATTACATTTCACACAAATGAAATGGTAGAACGTTTAGGTCGTAAGCTAATGGCAGGTGACGTCATCGAATTGCCTCACTTGAATGATGACTTACTATTAGATGCTACTGCAAAAAGCATTAACAAATTTTATGCTGTACAAGATGCAAGTCGTGCTGCTGAAGGATTTGGACCAACTTGGTGGCCGCATTTATGGCGCATCAAAGTTGCCCCTATTAACGATGCGCAAGAGTATCGTAGTATCTTAGGTGATCCAGAAGATGCTGATAGCTTGAAGAATGCCCTTAGCACTTACCAGAAAGAAATTCAAATTTCAAATGCAGTACTAGCGTCTGCCGAAGTTGTTACGCCCGGCGCTGGTTATAATAATCCCGAGATTAACGGTGCAACCTTTGTTCCAGTTATTTCGGGGTTCGATGGTAGCGGTGTAGCCAATACTACTGTTAACACCACCGAGTATTCAGCAACACACGGCGATACGTCAGGCATTGCAAATGGATTGAGCTTCCCAACTTCGCCAAGTCAAAATGACTTGTTTATCAGAATGGACTTTACTCCAGAAAGATTATTTGTATACCGCGGAACCAAGTGGCATAGAGTGATGGATAATTTAAATCAAGTTGGATGGAAAGAAGCAACAGTGAATGCAGGCGGCTTTATTAATAATACACAAACTACAGGCACAAACAATTTAAGTACTCCAAGGTCTACAATTGATCAGCGCCAATCATTGAGTAAGGTGTTTACAAAACCAAAGGCAGATAATTAATGAGTCAACAATATTTTTATGACCAACAGATAAGACGTTGGCTACTACAGTTCATGAGACTATTTGGGGGTTTTTCTGTCCAAATGGGCAAGGATGCCAGCGGGAACGATTACTATCATCAAGTCCCTGTTCGTTACGGCGATACTACTCGTATGAGTCAACACATTCTTCGTAAGAACAGTGAAAACACTATTCTAAGTGTACCAGCAATCAGTTGCTACATTGCTGAACTATTGCCAAATGCGGAAAGAAGAATCAGTCCAACGTTTCAAGATTCAGTTCAAGTTTATGAAAAGGCATACGATTCAGAGGCGGGCACATATCAAGATCAAGTTGGAGAAACTTATAGCTTAGATAGACATAGCCCAATCCCTTACGACTTAACAATTAACGTAGACATTTGGACCAGCAACACTGAGCAAAAACTACAGTTGCTAGAACAAATTTTGCTGTTGTTTAATCCAAGTGTAAACTTACAAAGCAGCCAGAATCCGTATGACTGGACAAGCTTGGCAGTTGTTGAACTTATTAACATTACATGGACTGCACGTAGTATTCCACAAGGTACTGATGACATTATTGACGTTGCAAGTTTAATTTTTACATTGCCAATTTTCTTAACGCCACCTGCTAAGGTAAAGCGCCAAGTTCTAATTCATAGCATTTTAAATAACGTAGGTGCAGATTTTGGATTTATTGACGACATTATTATTAACAGCGGGTTTCAAGACCGTCGTTGGATCACATTTGAAGATAGACACATTAAGGTCACTGAAGATTACATTCAATTACTAACTGCTACAAACCAGTCTATTGATCCGCAAAGCAGCGCCGGTGCCGATCTAAACTGGTCAGAACACTTTAGTAAATTTGGTGGTATCAACAATGGCATCACAGAAATCAGATTGAAGCTAGGAAGTAATGTTGACACTAACGAAATTATTTTAAAAGTTTCAGCAGTAGAAAATAATCAAAACATACTGAGCTATAGTTTAGATGCATCAACGTTACCAAATGATACTATTACAATGATCAATGGCATCATTGATCCTGAACGAAGTCATCCTGGTAACGGAAACATTCCAAGTGCTGCCATTGGGCAAAGATACTTGTTAACTAACTCGCCTGTTCAAAATGGATTCTGGGGTACTGTAGTTGCTGATGAAAATGATATCATTGAATACAATGGCAGCGATTGGATTGTTAGCTTTGATGCAAGTGCAGCCAACACTAGTGCATATACAACAAATGCAAATACGATGAAGAAACTTTACTTTACAGGAACTGAGTGGGTGCTAGCAGTCGAAGGAACATTTGATCAAGGCTGGTGGCGTATTGTCAACTAACTAGTAGTATGAGAGCAGTAGGCGCATTAATTGTTAGTAAAAATACCGGGAGAGCAATGATGCAATTGCGTAGTCCCGAAGAAACGCATAGTATGTGTTGGGGAATATGGGGTGGCAAGCTTGAACACGAAGAAGGCGATCTCGAAGGACTCAAACGAGAACTATGCGAAGAGCTCGGCTTCCCCGGTGTGCCTGGCACTATTGCAATGAGTCATGTGTATACATTCATTACTAAAGACAAAGGCTTTAGACATGTTAGTTATTTGATATTGTGCGAAGACGAATTTGTGCCGCATATTAATAGCGAATCATCTGGCTATTGCTGGGTTGACATGTGGCACTGGCCGCAGCCGTTGCATAGAAATACTGCTAAAATGTTTAACAGTCGCGGATTTAGAGAAGCGTTAGAAGGACTATTGATCAATGCTCCGACTAATTAAGAACACGCCAATTACATCAAAGCAACTATATGATGGGCCACACCATCAAATAAATTACCAGCAATGCTGGAAGCCATGGTTAAATAATCCATTTCTTAATAAGCTGTACAAGGAATCAGTTTGTTACACAGAAAGGTGGCATCTGGAAATACGCAAACTAATCAATGAAGAAGAATGGCATCATCCATTACTCAACATCATAGTCATTGACTCAAGTTTAAGGCAAAATTTAGTAATGAGCACCATAATAGACGGTGCGATGATGCGGCATGTGCTACAATCGCCAGACTATCCCGAATTTCAAATTTCAGCCGGAGTCAACTTAAAAAAGTTAAATCAATGGTGTGCATTTTTTATCAGTTTGCCTGATTCAATCGATACTCTTGTTGACCTAAATGGCCAATCTCCCGACTAAGATCTAAGTCGCAAAATATTTTAATATCGTTATCTGCTAGTAAGTCGCAGAATCCCATATCCTCACCATGCCAGGTTGAACTAGGAGCATGCCACTTTAACGGATAGTGCGGACTTGGCATCTGATCAACTACATTTGCTTTAACAAGCATACATCCCATGCCTGAATACTTAATAGCAACTAAGCCATGGTCTTCAGTGTTAACTGGTTCAACTGGATCAATATTATAGAATGCTGTTGGGTGAAACGGTGCTACTCTTTTGGAGTAAGTTGCACACACTACATTTTTCTTGTGCTCGAGTAAACGTATAATAACATCTTCGGGAAATGTCATATCACTATCAAGCCACATAATATGATCTGCTTGCATTGCAAGTGCCGAGTTAGACAAGACTTGGCGCTGGTTACTTAACACAGTGCCTGCATCCATTTCAAGTACTACTGGTACACCGTTTAATTCAGTGTATCGGATTGCATTAATTAGGCAATAAGAAAACAATGCATGTACCAATCCGGTTGTTGGTACACATACAACAACCTGCTCACTTAACGCAGGAGCTTTATTAAACAAAGTTGTTGTAGATTTCTTAAACATTATTCGTTGCCGTTGGTATTATTAACGTTTGCTTTACGTTCAGCAAGTCGGGTTGTTTTGTTAATGACATTTAAAAATGTTTGGCATTTTGTAATTGTTTCTTCATATAGTTCTGAAGGAAGCTTTAACATTTGACTCATATTTTCAAAAGTTACTGCTTGACACAACGCTTCGATTGCTGCCTTGCGTGCAAGTTCTTCTACCCAATATTGCGGTTCAGCATCTTCAATTGCCTGACGGACGTCGGGGCCAATTTCTGCTTGAATTTCTGCAATTTTAGCATTTACTAGATTCATTTCTTCCAAAACTGCTGCCTTACTCATTTCATTGAGAGCATTAACGTATTCACCATTCAAGAATTCGATATCTTGGCATAGTGCTACTAATAGTCGAGGGCCAGCGGCTGATCCAAATACAAAGTTTTCTCTTTCAAATGTTGTGCGGAATGGGACTTGATTCAATACTGGTCGTGTATTGGCTAAAATTTCGTTTTGTGTAAGTGACATACATACTCCTAGTTGATATACACTATGTATCAACTGCGTTTGTTAAAATTTAGCCAAAAGAAAAGAGCCGAAGCTCTTTTCTTAGTATGCTTAATCGAAATTAAGTGTTGTATGGTGTTGTACGTCCACCAAATGTCGAACTTAGACTAGTTGCACCAGAGCTGATACCTAAGTATCCACCCAATGTGCCGCGTAAACTTACGTTCGAGCCAGTTGTGTTTGAGTAACCTCTTTTAACGTTACCAAAAGTAATTGCTGATCCAGTTGCTGGAAGAATTGCCATTTTGTGTATCCTCCTCTAGTTTCTGGATTATTGTCCGCTCAACTTGGCAACTTGGGCTGTTAAAGCTTCAATTTGTGTCTGTTGTGCTTTTACTGCTTCTAGCAATAACGCTGTTAACTTTTCATACTTAACAGTCTTGTAACCTTCAAACGCTGATGGGCATACTAACTGTGGCAATACTGCTTCAACTTCTTGAGCGATGACACCAACTTCTTCTTTGTCAGTAATACCTAAAGCAAGAGCTGCATCGTTTGGACGGTATGTTACACCACGTAATGCCATTACCTTAGCAATAGGATCTGTAATTGCAACAATATCCTTCTTCAAGTTAACGTCAGAGTAGTAAGCTGTAATTTCACCAGTAGCAGTAATTGCACCAGTTACTGACAATGCACCAGTTGATGTTGCACCGAAACTTGGAGTAGAACCAGATGAATAATAGCCGGCACCGTTAGTTATTTGGTTGTTGTTAGTTGGGATAGTTGGTTTACTTGATAAATCTGCGTATGACCCACTAGATGCCACTGTTGCTAAACCTAAGTTTGTGCGAGCAGTAGCTGCATTAGTTAAGTCACTCAAGTTACTTGACTTCGTTAACTTTGTTGCAATACTTGTTGTAACTGTTGTGGAGAAGTTGGCATCGCTACCTAACGCAGCAGCCAATTCATTCAAAGTATCTAGTGTTCCAGGTGCGCTATTAACAACCGCAGCAACCGCACTGTCAACATAACCTTTGGTACTTGCATCTCCAGAAGCAGTTGGTGTGCCTAAGCCTGTAATCTTGTTAGAGTTCATTGCTACAGCAGCATTAATGCTTAATGCAGCATCAAAACGTGCTATATTTCTAAAGCGTACAGGATCAGGAAAAATACCATCAAAGCTGTCATCATCACTGTCAGTTGTTGCACCGTCAGTAGTTGTCAATGTAGATGCTAAAATTGAAACGTTACGTTCCAAGTCATTGAGACGGCGCAGACTTGATTTGCTACCGCTGAAAACAATGTCGTTATCACCAATTGTTGTTGCTTCTACAAGAGCACCACTCTTATCGTATTTGTAGTTTTTTGATTTGTTCAATGATACTTCAGTTGTAGTACCACCATTTTTTAATTTACGTTCAGACATTTTTCTCTCCTTTGAGTTTACTAGCACGAAGAATAAACTATTGTTATTCCATGTCCGTTGTTTCCAACGTACAGACAGGGGATGTCAAACCCCTGTCTTTAGCCAGTTATATTAAGCGAATTTTAAACCAGTTACTTCAATTTCGTCATCTGTTGACAACATACCAGCTGCAATAGTTAGTGTAGAACCACTAACTGTGAATTCAGTTGGGCGTAACAACATACGGTTTAGATATACATTGTATTGTTCAGCAGTTGCTAAATCAGCAAATGTGTATGCAACTGTCGAACTTACGTTAGTAGTTGCTTGTGCAGATGTAACAGATTGGAAAGTAGCGTGGAAGTTAGACAAACCACTGCTTACACGTGCTGCAACTCGTGCATCTGTGTAATATAAGTTTGTAGCTTCCGTGATACCAGCAGTGGTCAACGTGATGTTTGCACTACCGTTGAAACTTGTTCCACTGATAGTACGAGCTGTTGCCAATGTAGTAGCTGTTGTAGCATTACCAACCAAAGCAGCAGTAATTGTACCAGCAGTAAAATCACCATTTGCATCGCTTGTGACAACTGTACCAGATCCGCCTGTACCGCCTAATGTTAAACTACCTGTTGGAGATGCAGAAATTGTTGCGTCACCCAATTTAATAGTAGAACCACTTAGATACAAGTCGCGGAAACGTTTAGTTTCGCTACCCAAG